CAGCTTTCGCAAGCTCGCCAAACAGGCTGGGGCTGAAGGGGCTTATAATGAAGTGCTTCAAAAGATGGCTGAGGCTGAGCTTCGTCGAGCTGCCGCTCGTCGCGGTCGCTGGACTCGCGCTCGGTTGCTTGCATGGGCCAAGAGGAAATCTGGCTCCTCCGACTGACATCAGCCCGCAGCTTGAGCAGCGGAAGATCGCCCTCCAGATCCACCAGGCTGACACTCGGGGTTATACTGAGTTGGTAGACCTCGTCCTCGAGTGTCACAACGTAGACAAGGAAAACGACAGCATCGCGGAGCGGGATACACCCGTCCTTGAGTAGTAGGGAAGCATGGGCACATACGAGTCGGTCATAATTGAGTCTATGTTCATGGTCGCTGATAAGCAGGGCCAGGACGTAGAGTTCAAGCTCAATCTGGCCCAGAGGGCGATTGATGAGGCTCTGACCGGCCGTGACCTAGTACCCAAAGCGCGGCAGGAGGGGGTTAGTACCTATGTGCTAGCCCGCTTCCTGGCCGCCTGCCTCATGTATCGTAATACCAGGGCGGTTATCATCTCGCATGAGATGGAGTCGACCCAGCGGTTGCTGGCTCGTGTCCACTACATGATTGAGCATATTCGAGGGCCCAAGCCGATCATTAACAATATGAGTAAGAACGAGATCACCTTTCCGAAGACGAACTCGATGTTCTACATCGGGACTGCCGGGTCCAAGAAGTTCGGCCGTGGTGATACGATTACTCATCTACACTGCTCTGAGTACGCCTTTTGGCCCAACGCTAAGACCCTAATGAGTGGGCTGTTGCAGGCCGTGCCTATGTCCGGTGAGGTCATTGTGGAGTCTACGGGGAATGGCTACAATGACTACTACCGAAGGTGCATGAGGGCAGAACAGGGCAGGTCGGTTTGGGCTCTTCATTTTCTAGCGTGGCACACCTTCCCGGAGTACACGCTTGAGTTGAAGCCTGAGGAGGAAGAGGTGATGCGGAACCATCTCAATGAGGAGTGGGATGAGCCTAGGCTGTTGGCCCAGGGCCTCACTCTCGGCCAGTTGGCGTGGCGTCGGATGAAGCTGGATGAGATGGACTACGACCTGACCTCATTCCAACGTGAGTATCCGATGACCCTGGACGAGTGCTTCCATACGTCGAGTGAGTCGGTGTTCCACCACGTTATATTTGAGCCCACTGATAGGTGGGTGCGTGTAGACCGGGGGCTGTGGGCCCTGCAGGACCACCCCCGTAAGGGTCTACACTACGTCATGGGAGCTGACGTATCGGCAGGGGTGGGTAAGGACTCGTCAGTCGCCGAGATATTCTGTCTAGATACTCAAGAGCAGGTCTGTGAGTATATGACAGACCGGATCGACCCTGAGGAGTTCGGTCATAAACTGGCGGAGTTAGGCCGTAAGTACAACAAGTGCTATACGGTGGTGGAGCAGAACAACCACGGGATACTGACCCTGGCGACACTCAATAAGTTGTATCCTAAGGGGCGGATTCATCGGACGCAGGGCAAGGCGAATACGGAAGAGAATCAACTTTTCAAGCTGGGCTTTCGGACAACATTGAGGACAAAGCCGCTCATGATCGGTGGTCTTCGGACGGTGCTGGCTCATGAGTGGACAATCCATTCATCAGTTCTGAAAGCCCAGCTTTCTACCTTCGTGGAAGAGGACGGGAAACTGGGGGCGCAGCAGGGGTGCGACGACGACGCAGTGATAGCGGCGGCCTGTGCAGCGGCAGGACGGATTAAGGCGGCTATGCGTCAGCCTGCTAAGACCCCCTCCAGGACTGTAGACCCCCTCCTATTCGATGCGATTGTGGACGAGTTGACCGGCAATAGAGGGGACTTCCCGATAGCGCCGCAGCATAGCGAGTGGAACTGATGGCCCAATCTGGAGCTGCTTACGTAGGAAGTAATGTAAAGTGGGGTGGGTTCGAGGGGGAGACGAACGGGACTAGTTTAGTGGATATAGTCCCCGCCCCTGCCGCTCCGGTTCGGGCTAGGGTAGTTCACTTCATCACTACCCACAATAAGCACTCGGCCGCCGTAAGCTTTACGATCCAGAAGGATAAGAATGGTACTAAGTATATCCTCCATGAGCAGGCCAGCCTGGGAGCTGACCAAGATCACGAACTCCCCGAGCTTGCTGGTGCTGTCTACGTCCTGGATGATACTGATGAGAAACTGCAGATATTTCTAGGTAGCTCGCCAGCTTCCGAATGTGACGTTACAGTTAGCTGGCATGATGAGTACCTCATCGAGGGTAACTGATGTCCCAAATTTGGACGCAGGTGGTCAATGCCTGAAGGATATATCAAGACTAGGGCCGACGCTACATGGTGGATGGATCAGATATCCGCCGGTGAGGCGTATAGGAAGAAGTATGCACTCGAAGCTCAATGGGCTAAGTGGCGAAAGTACTATCGAGGGCGGTGGAAGGCCGGAACCCTACCGGCTAATGTTTTCTTCTCAATGCTGCGCTCGACCGTCCCCCGTATCTACTTCCGTAACCCTGCAGTGTCCGTTACACCCGCCCTGCCGGGCTTCCTGCACATGGCCTTCGCACAGGTACTCAACAGGATCGACAACAAGCTGATTCGGACGATGGGCCTTAAGCATGAAATGAAGGACATAGTCCAGGATGCGTGGCTGAAGGGGACTGGAGTGGGGAAGATCGGGATTGGCTCGCAGTTCCCTACCGAGACTGAGGATGAGGCGCCCTTCGGATCACGGGGTGAGCGGTTTGAGTATCAGACTAATGTCCAGCCCAACAGGCCCTGGTTCATGCGGACTGATACGGGACACTTTGTAGTGGCTGATGGCCTACGTCGTATGCGGGAGGCGCGGTGGTGCGCCGAGCTGATCCAGCGGCCGAAGGATGATCTAATTCGGGACCCGAGGATCAAGGCGGGGGCGGACACACTACGGGCTGCGCAGGTCAAGACGCCGAGTGGTGACACTGTTATGCGGCCTATCGAGATGGTGGACGTCTACGAGATCCGCGACCGTAAGTACGATCAGCTAATCCTGCTGGCCCCGCATAGCGATCGGGAAGGACAGATTCTATACCAAGGAAATGATCCGCTATCTGAGCGCTCGCTGCCGTTTCGGGATGTAGTGTTCAACCCAGACGACGAGGTGTTCTGGGGAGTACCGGACGCTCAAATACTAGAACCGTACCAGCTCGAGATCAACGAGATCCGAACTCAGAACATGAAGCACAGACGGTTGGCCCTCATTAAGATCATCGCCGATATGAACTCAATATCAGAGGACGAGATCGCTAAGATGTTTACTGAAGAGGTGGGGGCGGTCGTGAAGGTGGATGGACAGCCTGCCAATGCGGTCGCTCACTTCCAGGTCGCTAACATCCCAACCGACTTGCAGATTGCAAGTCAGGAGGTGAGACAAGATATCCGTGAGTCACTCGGATTCGGACGAAACCAGATGGGCGACTTTCAGACACGCCGTGGCGACACGAGTGCGACTGAAGCGGCTATCGTACAGGCTGGGTCGGAGCTACGGATCGACGAAAAACGAGACACCATCTCGGACCTACTGGTCTCGGTTATTGAGGAGATGCACGAGATCATCTTCGACCGCTGGTCCGCCGAGCAGGTAGTAGAGGTGGTCGGACCTGGAGGTATGCCTACCTGGGTCCAAGTCAATCCGGGCATCTTGAAGGAAGGGCGCTACGTTGTCAAGGTGGACCCAGACAGTGCGGCGGTCCGCACTCGGGAGCAGCGCGAGGCCAAGGCGATGGCGCTCTATCAGGTTCTCAAAGAGAACCCAATGATCGACCCGATGAAGTTGACACAGTATCTAATCAACGAGATGGAGGGTGTAGAGCTAGACGACTTCATGCGGGCTTTACCGCCTCAACAAGGGGGTGGCCAGGGAGGCCCGCTGAGTATGGGTCAATTCGCTAGCCAGATCGGACAGGGCGTCCGTACGGCTGGCGCTGGTGGTGCCAGGCGCCTTGCTGCGGGAGGTGGTTAGCAATGCCGCTGTATGACTATGTGTGCAGACGCTGCGATAGCGAGTTCGAGGCGCTGCGGACAATCGCTGAGCGGAAGTCAGCCCGATGTCAGTGTGGCGGCTCTGGGGCTATTACCATCAAGCCGGGCAAGGCGCCTGGTCTATCATTGTTCAAACCAGGTTGGTGGCGGGACATCTCTAGGGATGGTCCGCTATACATTAATACACCACAGGAGCTAAGAGATGAGTGTGACAGACATAACTGCTACTCCCACTACCTCCAAGACAGTGGAGTCCATAGAACGAGTCCAGGACCCGACCCCGACCCCGAGAAGCGACCCGAAGCCTACGGTGGCCCCCGCGAAGCCTCCGTCGAAGAAGGCTAAGATCGTGATTGAGCTGGATGGGGCAGGGGTCGATGTGACGGTCACTGGAGATGTTGTTTCATATCAGACGGTGGAACGAGCTGTGATTCAGGTCTATAAGGCCCTGGGTCGGTACAAGCAAGCCCGTAGACACGGGCGAATCTAGGAGACAGCGCCATGCCTTTGACAGACGAAGAACAGAAAGCTGCCGACGATAAGGCGGCGGCCGACAAGGCGGAGGCGGATAAGAGTAAGGACAAGCCTCCCACCACACTGACTATCCGAGGGAAGGAGTATACAGGGCCGCAGATTGAGCAGGCCCTAAATTACGCGGCGGGTAAGCTGCAGGAGGCCAAGACCCAACTGGACGCTGCGACTGCCGCCAGTAAGTCCGACGATAAGGACGACGATAAGGATGCAGGCAAGGACACGAAGGATCTGGACGAGATGACGCAGGGTGAGCTGGCTGAGCATCTAATGGGTCGGACGGCGGCTATTGTGAAGCCGGTAGCTGAACGGGTTAGTGCCGAGTCCAATGAGCGGGTGAAGGCGGCTGCTCAGACCCAGATCAAGGAGGCTGCCAAGGCCAATCCCGACTTCTGGGAGTGGGAGACCGAGATCCGAACCACCCTAGAGAGGTATCCTGACCTTCAGGTCCAGGAGGCCTACATTCTGGCCCGTGGGGCTAACCCGGAGAAGACGAAGGAGGTAGACGACAAACTGCGGACAGCCGCAAAGAAGGAGGCTAAGGCTAAGGAACCCGAAATGCTGGGACTGCTACCGACCAGCGGGAGAACTAGCAGGAACGCTCGTATGAACGTTCAGGATGCTGCAGAATCTGCATGGGAAGAAGTAGGTGTAGAGCGGCATCTCAGGTCACTACCTGGTAACTAGTAGGAGGTTAGGCAAATGCCTGGCTCGTTGACAGAAACATTCGACAATCTGTACACGACTACGTGGCAGAATATGAAGAGTGAGACTGCCGACCAAATCTTCGACGCAACGCCGTTCTGGTTCTGGCTCAGGCAGAACGGACGGCTGGAAGCGGTCGCGGGTGGTCGGTTTCTCACGGAGCCCCTTCGGTACGCATCGAGCGACAACGTGACGTTCGTGCGGAAGGGTAGTGCAATGCCTCTGGCGGATAAGGAATTCCTGACCGTCGCCAAGGAGGACTGGCGCTACCTGGCTGACTCCATCGTGCGCTTCGGCGTCGATGACCAGCAGAACCGAGGGAAGAACGCAATCCTGAGTCTGATGAACGCGAAGCTCGAGAACTCTCGAGATTCACTGGTCGATACCCTCGAGACCCGACTGGCGGGATCGGCGGGCACCGATCAGTTCAATGGGCTGCAGGACATCATCGCAGATGCCGGCACTGGCACGGTGCATGGCATCAACTCGTCGACGGATACCTGGTGGCAGAACCAGGACCACGATCTGACGGGTGTCTCGTTCGCGACAAGTGGTGTCGACGAGATGCTCATCATGATGAACGAGTGCTCCAACAACCTCCGAATGGACCGGCCGGACTTCCTGCTCACTGGGCAGGTGGTCTACCAGTACTACTGGGGGGAGACTCTGGCTCAGCGGCGCGTGATCAATAAGACGCTGGGCGACATGGGCTTCCAGAACGTAGAGTTCATGGGAACTCCGCTGGTCTGGGCGCCGACGATCGGGACTCGCATCTACTTCATCAACTCGCGGTTCCTGCGGTTCAAGTATGACCCGCAGATGTTCTTCGACATGACGGAGTGGAAGGCAATCCCGGCGCAGATCAACGACCGTGTGGCGCAGATTGTGCTTGCTGGCAATCTCATGACGTCTCGGCGAAGGACGCTGGGCGTGATCCACACAATCGACACAGCCTAAGGAGGGGTGAAGTAATGGCAGGGTTCAAGCAAAGCTTCATCCAGGGCCTCACCGAGCGTTCGACGACGCAGAAGGACACGCTGGGCGATCTTCGGTGGGAAGGGAACAAGTGCTATAAGTACATCATTTACGAAGCTGGGACTGCGGCGGTCGCTGGGGTCGCCAATGAGGTATGCTACTATTTTGAGGATAGTGGCCATACCGACAATAAGGTCACTAGCGACGTGAGTGACTGCACTGGTGAGATCGGTGCAGGTGTACTTCAGGCAGCTCTGGCCGATGGCGAGTACGGCTGGATCCAGATCAAGGGTAACGCCACCCTCGCCCTCGCTCTGACAGCAGGCGCGGATGGGGACTCGCTGACCGGCACAGGCGCTGGTGATGGTACACTCGATCTGGCGACGGCTGTTGAGACCGATCATGTCTGTGCCGTTGCAGAGGACGCATCGGCGAAGCTGATCATCTGCGACTTCCCGTTCTAGGCAGCTAGGACGGGATAGGGAGGTAAGCTCATCATGGCAGGTACACTCACGCGAGAACAACTGCGCGATGAGCTGAATAAAAACCTGGGTGGCCGGGTTTCAGCTACGGATACAGCGGGTGAGACTCGTCTGAATCAAGCACTCGATATGGCGCAAGACCGCATAGCGCGGACTCATGACTTTATCGAGATGTATCAGAACGATACCGTCACGGTGACTCCAGTTGGAACTCCATCCACGGATAGGCAATACACTGGGCTGCCTGCGACACTCAAGGATATCTACTCCCTGATGTTCGCAGACGCGAGCGACATAACGGCTGAGAATCGATTCCTCATCCATGTGCCGCAGCGTCAGTGGCGGCAGCTGCTCGGTGACGGTCGGGACCTGAGTACAGGTGACGTGACTCACTATTCACGGTGGAACACGTTGATCGAATGGTTCAGAATCCCGACCGATCCTTTTCAACTCGTACGCCGGTATTCAGTGTGGCCGACGGCCCTGACGACCGATGCGCAGAAGTCAGACTTCTCGCATAAGGACGACCTGATTATCTCGGCGGCGACAGAGTATATGTTTCACTCACTTGGGATGCGGTCTGATGCTCAGCAATGGTTCGTGATCTTTCGGGACAGGATGGAACGGGCTAAGCGTGAGGATATGTACCAGCCCGATATGAGTAGCCAACCTCGCGGTGCCAGTGAGCAGGGTATGGGCACGCGCGCTTACTGGAATGATCCGTTTATGAGGGAGGAGCCCTAATGGCCCACTCGCGAGTATGGGACGCCTCGTATGAGGCACTGCCGGCCGATCTGGACGATGCCAATACGCTGGGTCTGAGACAGCGGAATACCAGGACTGATGTACGAGAGCGGATGGAGGTCGATTCGTGATCGA